CCATATCAGTGCGTCCTTGCACTATCTTTCTTTATCCTATACTTACTATACGCCTATTATCATAGGATGTACAGTAAAAAGTTTTTATGAAGGTCATAAGTAAAATTGATTGGACTTTCCTATCAAGCTATGATATACCATACCATACCATATCATAATATTAGAATATAATAATATGCTAATGAACGGCTGGGCCTCTATTAGTATATAAGAATATAAGAATATTCTAATATTAGAATATAATAATATGCTAATGAATCGCTTGGAAATTAATTTAAAATTAGCTATTGACATGATAGCTTAATAGGCTTATTATGAAGGGGAATTTAAACAAAAATGAGGATTTAAAAAAATGACATATAAAAGCGAAAAACAACGCGATTTTGTAGAAGGTAAAAAGAAAATTATTACTGATTCAATTATCGCTCAATTAGAGACTGTTAACGCGGATGACTGGAAAAAAAGCTGGTTTTCGCGTGGCGGTATTCCACTCAATGCAATTACTAAAAAACCCTATAACGGTGTTAACTGGTTATATCTTTCAACACTTGCTTATAAGTATTCGCATTTTGCAGGTTATAACCAATGGACTGCAGCGGGATATACTATTGCGAAGGGTGTAAAAAGTCATCCTGTTTGTCTTGCACAAATAACAGAAGATAAAAAGAAAAAAAACAAGGACGGAACGCCTTATAAATTTTGGTCCGTTCGTTGGTTTAATGTTTTCAATTGCGAACAATTAGAGCAGGAAAGTTTTGAGAGATATACAAACAAACTTGCAAAAGAAGATACAAAAAAAGTTATTCTAGAACGTGACCCGCTTGTAGAATCTTTTATTTCTAATTGCAATATTGATACAGACTTTATTGACGGGGATAGATGCTGCTATATTCCATCACTTGATAAAGTAGAAATGCAACCAATTGAAACGTTCGAAAATATCAACGCGTATTATTCTACATTAATGCATGAATATGTTCATGCGACAATGCACGCGGACCGCTTAAACCGTAAACCAAACGACAAACAAACACCGCGACAACAATATGCCTTTGAAGAATTGGTTGCGGAATTGGGTGCGGTTTACACTATGCAAACGTTAGGTTTTTATAATGTTGAACCGCGTGAAGACCATGTGCAATATATCAAAAGTTGGTTAGGTGCTTTAAAGAATAACAATGATTATATATTTAAAGCTAGTACAAAAGCTAACAACGCGGTTAACTGGATAATGAACCAGCAACCAAAAGATATTCAAACTACATTAAAGGTGGTGCAATCATGATAGACTTATTAATTGTTATACTATTTATTTTTATAATATTTATTTTGTGGAATGTGATGACTAATATATTATAAATAATAATAAATACTTGCTAGAACTTTGGCCCGCTTTTCGCGGGCCTTTTTTTTAGAAGGCTCTTACACCATCTCATAATCATTTCATAATATAATAATATAATAATATACTGGCGGGCGGCGGGTTAACATTTACGGAGTAAATGTTAAGTTAGCCACAAGTAATATGGTGGAAAAAATTCTAGTAATCACTATAATGTTCTTTATGAAAACAGAATTGATGACCACCGAACAAATGAGGCTCGAGGTAGAAAAGCTTTGGATTCAGCATGTAAAGCTTTGTCAGGATAATTTTTTAGCTTTTGTGCAAGAAGTTTGGCCCGATTTTATTTGTAGAAAATCTAAAGATCCAGAAAAGTGGGGCCATCATCAGATTATAGCTAAAGAGTTTACTGATATTGCCGATCAAAGAAAAGGGAGGCTCTTGATAAATATGCCACCCAGACATACTAAATCAGAATTTGCATCCGTTTATTACCCCGCTTGGATTATTGGTAAGTATCCAAAATTAAAAATTATGCAGGTTTCTCACAATACAGAACTTGCCGCAAGGTTCGGAGCTAAGGTTCGTAACATTATTGATTCACCAGAATACTAACAAATCTTTGGCGATGTGAAACTGCGTGAGGACTCCAAAGCCAAAGGTCGTTGGGAAACAAATCAAGGTGGCGAGTATTATGCTGCTGGAGTAGGTTCTTCGATTACTGGTCGTGGAGCGGATCTCTTGATTATTGACGACCCGCACACGGAGCAAGATTCTATGTCGGACACTGCTATGGAGCGTGCGTATGATTGGTACACTTCAGGACCCAGACAACGTTTACAACCAGGAGGCTCGATCCTTGTGGTTATGACCCGTTGGGCCGAGGACGATTTAACGGGGAGGCTCTTGAAGGCTCAAACTGAACCTAAAGCAGATACATGGAAACAAGTTTCCTTTCCCGCGATTCTCGAATCAGGGAACCCAGTGTGGCCAGAATATTGGGAACTGGATGAGTTAGAAAAAATTAAAGCCTCTATTCCGATACGAAACTGGTCGGCTCAGTATATGCAAGAACCAACGAGTGAGGAAGGAGCGATACTTAAACGTGACTGGTGGATGCCATGGGAACAAGATACTTTACCTAGTTTACAACATGTTATTCAAAGTTATGATACGGCGTTTTCTAAAAAAGAAACCGCTGACTATTCTGCGATTACGACTTGGGGCGTATTTTTCCCAGAAGAAGGTGGAGCCCCTAATTTAATTTTACTGGATGCCATTCGTGGTAAGTTTGATTTTCCAGAACTCAAAGCCGTGGCGTTAGATGCTCAAAAGTATTGGGAACCTGAAACTATTATTGTTGAGCAAAAAGCCAGTGGTGAACCACTCACCCAAGAGTTTAGAAGAATGGGTATACCAGTGGTGCCATTTACCCCAACTCGTGGTAATGACAAACATACCAGAGTCAATAGTTGTGCACCCGTGTTTGAAAGTGGGGCCGTATGGTATCCGTATGGCGAAAAATTTGCGGAAGATGTGATTGACGAATGTGCTGCTTTTCCTAATGGGGCTAATGATGACTATGTTGATTCTACCACGCAGGCAATATTAAGGTATCGCCAAGGAAACTTTGTTGAGTTATACTCAGACTATGTGGATGATGAAGAACGTCCTCCCAAAGAGTATAAATATTATTAAACAACCGAATAAAAATTATGGCTGAAGAATTAGATAATATCAAAGCGATTGAAACCCCTGAACCTGAAGAAAATAACGAACCTGTAAACGTTGAGATTATGGAGCCTACTGAAGAAGGGGTCCAAGAAATGATGCAGGAAGTTCAGGAAATGGCCGAAGAATTTTACAGCAACCTTGCTGAAGATATGGACGAACGTGTGTTAAGCAAGATTGCCATGGATTTAATAGCTGATTACAAAAAAGACAAAGAGTCTCGAAGTGATTGGGAAAAATCTTATATTAATGGTTTAGACTTACTAGGGTTCAAGTACAACAATGAAAGTGGCCCGTTCCTCGGTGCCAGTTCCGTGACTCATCCAATGCTAGCCGAAGCGGTGACTCAATTTCAAGCTCAAGCGTACAAGGAACTATTACCCAGTGATGGTCCTGTCAGTGCTAAGGTAGTTGGTTCAAGAACACCAGAAAAAGAAGAGCAGTCACAGCGTGTTGAAGAATTTATGAATTACATGATTACTGAAGAGATGGAAGAGTATACTCCAGAGTTCGATCAGTTATTATTTTATTTACCCCTTGCAGGATCTGCATTTAAAAAAGTTTACTACGATGATGTGATGCAACGAGCGGTATCTAAGTTTGTACCTGCAGAAGATTTAGTCGTGCCGTACTATGCAACGGACTTAAATGATTGCGAACGAATCACGCACCTCGTGAGAATGAGTGAGAATGACATTCTTAAAAAACAACAAAATGGTTTTTATCGAGACGTTGATATTTTACCTAGTCGCACAGATGACGATCAAGTTAAAGATAAATACAATGAACTGGGTGGTATACAGAACAACGCGGAAAGTGCAGGCGACTATCAGTTTAATGTGTTAGAGATGCACGTTGATTTAGATTTAGAGGACCCAGAAAATAAAAGTGATGAGAAAAATGTTAAGATACCTTACATTGTAACTTTAGATGAAGGTTCTGCAGAAATCTTATCTATCTATCGTAATTACGAACCTAATGACGAGTTGTATAAACGTAAAGAATTTTTTGTACATTACAAGTTTTTACCTGGTTTAGGTTTCTATGGCTTTGGTTTGATTCACATGATTGGTGGTTTAAGCAAAACTGCTACTGCCGCTCTTAGACAATTACTCGATGCGGGAACTTTAAGTAACTTACCTGCTGGTTTTAAGTCTAGAGGTATGCGTATTCGTGATGATGACCAACCGTTCCAGCCTGGTGAGTTCAGAGATGTTGATGCCCCTGGTGG